GTTGCAGGTTTTCAAATTTGGTTAACAGTTAACAGTTTATGTATATACAAATATATTTCTAAAATGTATAATATATATATAAACTGTTTAAAATATAAAAATGAATAATAAATATACAGATAAAGAATTAAATATTGAACACACACAAGCTTCTCTATCAAAAGTTTTAGAAGTTAGTCGTGCATATATTTCAAAATTAGTTAAAGCAAATATATTAATTTTAAATAATAAAAAGAAAATTACTTTAATTGACGCATTAAAACAAATTAAAGAAAATAGTAATCCATCTTATGCAAGTAAAATAAACGAAGAAGAAGTAAAAGAAGTTATTGAAAATAATCAGATTGATGGTTTGTTAACCATCGACTTAGATTTGTTAACCTTTAACGAAGCTAAGACAGTTAAAGAAAGATATCTTGCAGGTAAAGCAAAATTAGAATATCAAACACAATCAAAAGAATTGATCGATGCTGAACAAGTAAAAAAAGATGCTTTTAATATTGCAAGAAAGTTGCGTGATAATCTTTTAAATATTCCTGATCGTCTTGCTGATATATTAGCTGCTGAGAGTGACTCGATTAAAATTAGGCAAATGATTAACAGTGAGATTAAACAAGTATTAGAAGAAATAGAAATTGAGATAATGAAAGACTTATAAAAGGAGAATTGTATGGATGATTTAACAAGGGAAGAAGTGCTAACATTATTAATCAGTTATTCATTATCTATTAATAATAAAAGAGAAGGTTATAGTTATGTTAATGATAATATAATAAGAGCCTATAAAGATGATGAAAATCATACTTTACTATATGATTTATTCAAAAAAAACTATTTAATGAATACTGGATTTAAAGAGTTTGTTGATAAGTATGTTAGTATAATATATTAATAATGAATAATAATGATAATAAAAATATATATAAACTCAGTTTTATCGAAGGATTAAAGCCTGTAAAAGATTATACGGTTACTGAGTGGGCTGATAACTTTCGCTTATTATCTTCAAAGGATAGTGCAGAACCCGGACCTTATAAATCTTCAAGAGCGCCATATGGTCGAGAGATTATGGATTGCTTAACAGCTAATAATGGAATAACAGAAGTTGTGTTTATGGCTGGTACTCAGGTTTCTAAAACAACAATAGGTTTTAATTGGCTTGGCTATGTAATAGACATTAACCCCTCATCAATGATTTTGGTTTTTCCTACGGTTGATATAGCAAAAAAAAGAAGTAAACAATCAATCACTCCAATGATTGAAGAAAGCCCAACACTTAAATATAAAATTAAACCAGCCAAATCAAGGGATGGAACTAACACTGTATTAGTAAAAGAGTTTACTGGCGGGATAATAAATATTATCGGTGCAAATAGTGCTGCTGGTCTTCGTTCCATCCCAGCCAAGTATGTTTATCTTGATGAGGTTGATGCTTACCCTTTAGACGTTGAGGGAGAAGGCGATCCAATTGACTTAGCAAGAAAGAGAACTGACACTTATGGCAAGAAAAAGAAAATCTTCATTACATCAACACCGACAATCAAAGGTTTATCAGCAGTAGAGAAAGCATATGAAGATGGTGATCAGCGTAAGTATTATGTCCCCTGCCCTTTTTGTAAAGTTAAACAACCACTAATATTTGATAATCTAAAATTTAGAAAGCAAGTTAACAATCAAAAAAGAGTTTTGAGTGGTAGTGTTTATTACGAATGCCAAAATTGTAAAGAACATATCAAAGAACATCATAAAACATATATGCTTGAAAATGGTGAATGGATTGCAGAGAATCTTAATTTTAATAATCCATCAAAAAGAACATATCATTTAAATTCTCTTTATAGTCCATTAGGTTGGTTTGAATGGGAAGAAATTTGTAATAAGTTTTTAGAAAGCAAAGATGATAACTTTAAATTAAAAACATTTATTAATACTGTATTAGCTCAAACTTGGGAAGCAGATGGATCGCAACCTTCTTATGTTTCTTTATTAGAAAGAGCAGAAGATTATAAATTTTTTGAAATTAATGAGAAAGCTATATTTTTAACGGCTGGTGTTGATATACAAGATAATAGATTGGCTGTAATTATACAAGCTTGGGGAGAGAATGAAGAATGTTGGAATGTATATTATACTGAAATAATGGGAAATCCTGCTGAAGATGATGTGTTTATTGAATTAAATAAACTCATTAGAAGACCTTTTAAACATCCAAGTGGTGTTGATTTATATATACGTAAAGCCGCTTTCGATTCAGGTGGTCACTTCGCTCAACGTGTATATGATTTCTGTAATAAAAATACAGATAAATATATAATAATTAAAGGTTCTTCTTATGTAATGAATTCAATAATAAGCGGAAAACCAAATAAAAACGGTGTTTACTTCGTCGGAACATCAATAACAAAAGAAGAAATATATAGTCGTTTAAGATTAGAAGATTTTGGTGATAGATATATACATTTTTCAAAAGATTTTGATGAAGAATTTTATAAGATGTTAACCGCTGAAAAGATGATAACTAAAATAGTTAAAGGACAAGCTCAAATAGAATGGATTAAAACATATGTACGTAACGAAGTTTTAGACTGTTCCGTTTATTCTTATGCTGTTGCTTATCATCTTGGAATAAAAAGAATGGATTATAAAACATTATATGAACAAATTATTGGGAAAAAATTAGAAGAATTAAAACCAAAAGTTATTGAAGAAGAAAAATCAACTAATTTAAACAATAATTATAGCAAATTAATAAGAAAGAATACAAAAAAAGGATTTGTTAAAAAATATAAATAAATATAGTATAATATTATAATAATAAAAAGGTTTTAAAATGGATAATAATACAATACCTAAAAATGTAAGGGCTGGCGATAGTTTAGAATGGGAGCAATCTTTTGATAGTTTTAATACTAATAGTTATAACTTAAGTTATATTTTAATTAATTCTGTTGGAAAAATAACAATAACAGCTACTAAAGATTTAGTAAACAATGAATTTAAAGTATTAGTTGTGCCATTAAACACATTAAGTTATGCTGTTGGTAATTATAAAATATATGCAATTGTTGAAAGTTTAGATTTAGCATTTAAACAAACTATAGATTTTGGATATATTGAAGTATTAGAAAGTATTTTTAACAGCATAAATAAAGACGTAGTGTCGCACAATTCAAAGGTTTTAAATTCAATAAAGGCAGTTATAGAAAATAGAGCAACCATCGATCAGATGAGTTACTCGATACAGGGTCGTTCTTTGTCGAGAATGCCAGTGAAAGATTTAATTTATTTTAAACAGTATTATGAAGGTTTAGTAAATAGTGAAGTATTGGCAGAAAAGGCAAAAACAGGCGGAACTGTAACTAAGAAAAATAGAATATTTATTAAATTCAATTAATAAATAAGTCAAAAAGGATAATAATAAAATGGCTAAAATAAACCAAAAGGGTGTGATGGAACGTTTTTTGAATTATGTTGGATATAAAAAGAATACATCAAAAAAGAATTTTGAGGGTGCAATACAAAATAGATTATCAAGTGGATGGGGAACTACTAACACAGCTATTGATAAAGAAATATATTCAAGTCTTTCTCAATTACGTTCACGCGCAAGAGATTTAAGTATTAATAACGACTATGTTAAAAAATATTTAAACTTAATGAGTAATAACATCGTTGGACCTAATGGTTTTAATTTACAAGTTCAAGCCGCTGACTTTAAAGGAGTGGTTGATACTGTTGGAAATCAATTGGTAGAAGATTATTTTACCCAATGGAGCCATAAAGAATTTTGTGAAGTAACAGGTAAATATGGTTTTAATGACTTGTGTCGATTGATTATTAAAACTGTTGCTCGTGATGGGGAATGTTTAGTAAGAAAAATAAGAGATAAAAAACAAAATAAATTCGGCTTTACTTTGCAAATCTTAGATATAGATCGTTTAGATCATATGTATAACGTTGAATTACAAGGTGGTAACGTTATTAAAATGGGTATTGAAATGAATCAATACGGAAAGCCAGTAGCTTACCATATTCGCAAATTCAAAAACAATGACACAATGGGAAATGCCACATATAACCAAGGTGATTTTGAAAGAATTAAAGCTGATGACATTATACATCTATTTATAAGTGATAGACCTGAGCAAAGCAGAGGTTTTACTTGGTTACACACTGCAATGATTAGTTTAAAAATGCTCGATTCGTATCAAGAGGCTGCATTAGTTGCTGCAAGAGTTGGAGCTTCAAAGATGGGCTTCTTTGTATCGAATAACTCCTCTAACGACGCTACGCAAATAGCAGATAGCGAAGATGAAAAAGGAAATCTAATAATGGAAGCAGATCCTGGAGTTTTTAGCACATTACCTGAGGGTTATGATTTCAAGACTTTTGATCCTGGATATCCAACAGGCGAATACGCTAATTTTATTAAATCCGTATTACGTAGCATATCAAGCGGCTTAAATGTTTCTTATAACTCATTAGCAAGTGACTTAGAAGGTGTTAATTATTCGTCAATTCGTGCGGGTTTACTTGAAGAACGTGATATGTATATGAATATTCAAAACTGGTTTATTGAAAACTTCTTAAAAGACATATATATTGAGTGGTTGAACACTTCAATGCTTAATAATGCTTTAAAATTTTATAATGGCTCAGTATTACCGATAGAGAAGCTTGATAAGTTTTCTATATACTCGTGGAAAGGTCGCAGATTTGCTTGGGTTGATCCACTAAAAGATATACAAGCACATATACAAGCGATTGATTATGGTTTGAAATCAAGAACTGATGTTATCAATGAAATGGGTAATGATATTGAAGATGTATTTATGAGCTTAAGTAAAGAGCAGGATATGGCTGTTAAATATAATCTTAATTTAAGTAAAGATGATAATATTTATAAAAATACTGTTGATATTAATAATAATGACAATGAGCAAAATAAATAATATAATAAATAAAAAGGATTTTTAAATGGAAATAAAAAAAATAAAATTAGGCGCATTAAATCGTGGTTATAAAGTTGATAAAAGTGCAATTAATGAAGAATTGAGAACTGTTGAGTTATCTTTTTCAAGCGAAATACCCTATGAGCGTTATTTTGGTATGGAAATTCTTGATCATAATTCTACATCAATAAGGATGGGAAGATTGATGGATGGCGCACCTTTATTGTTAGATCATGATGCAAATAATCAAATTGGCGTCATTGAAAGCATTAATATTGGGGCTGATAGAGTTGGTCGTGCAACAGTTAGATTTTCAAAAAGTCAAAAAGCTCAAGAAGTTTTTCAAGATGTTATAGACGGAATTAGAAGCAAAATCTCAGTTGGTTATATTGTTCACGAAATGGTAATGGAAGCAAAACAGAATGATAATGACGTTTATAGAGTGACAGATTGGGAACCACTTGAGATTTCAGTTGTCAGCATACCAGCGGACGGGAGTGTTGGAATCGGCAGAAATGTCGAAATTACGGAAAAAGAATTTGTTTTTGAAATAAATAAAGAAACAGATGATGAAGTAGTTAATACTGATGTTTTAGAAGAAGAAGTTAAAAAAGAAGAAAAAAGTGATGATATTATTAAAGATAATGTTAAAAATATTGACACAGTTGTAGAAATAAAAGAAAATAAAGAATATAATAACAATATAATTAATTATAAAAAGGATAATAAAATGGATATACAAAAAAACATCAACGAGATTATGTCTCTTGGCGATAAGTTTGAAAAGAACGGCGGAAAAGATTTAGCCAATTCATTTATCAGGAATGGTAAATTTGATGTTGAAGAGTTCAAAACTGCATTGTTTGAAAAATTGGAAACTTCTGGCGCTATTAAAACTGCTGAAGCAAAATCTAACGAAGCTGGTTTAAGTTCAAAAGAAGTTAAAGAATATTCTTTATTGAATGCAATTCGTTCACATTTAGAAGGAACTAATTCTAAAGAAATGGAAATTTCTGCAACTTTAGCAAAACAATTAGGCAAAAAACCTCAAGGTATTTTAATCCCTGCTGAAATTCTAAAAAGAGATTATAACGTCGGAACTGCAATCGCAGGTGGAAATACTGTAGCTACTAATTTAATGGCTTCTGACTTTATTACAATGTTTCGTAATAAATTAGTTATGCGTCAGTTGGGTGCTCAGTTTATGTCTGGTTTAACTGACAAAATTCAGATCCCAAGGCAGTCTGGTGGAGTTGCTGTTGGTTGGGTTAACGAGAATGGTGCATTGAGTGAGTCGAGCGCAACGTTTGACCAAATTGGAATGACCCCAAAAACAATGGGTGCATACTCAATGATTTCAAGAAGCTTATTGAAGCAGTCTTCTTTAGATGTTGAAATGTTTGTTATGAATGAATTAGCAACTGCCTGCGCTTTAGAGTTGGATAGAGTTGCAATTAATGGAACTGGCTTGGCTAATCAGCCAAAAGGTATTTTGGCAACGACTGGAATTGGTGCAGTTTCCCTTGGTGCTAACGGTGGAGTGCCAGATTGGAACTCTATTGTAGCTCTTGAGTCTGCTGTTGCAAACGTGAATGCTGATGTTGGCGCAATGAATTATTTAACCAACACAAAAATGCGTGGCAAATTAAAGACTGTTCTTAAAGCGGCTGGACTTCCATTTATTTATGAAAATGGTAATAAAGTAAACGGATACAACGCAGCGATTACAAATGCAATGAGGTCCGATTTAACGAAGGGAACTGGTACCGCTTTATCTTCAATGATTTTCGGTAACTTTGCAGATATCATAATTGGTCAATGGGGTGTGTTAGATTTGTTAGTTGATCCATACTCAGCTTCAAGCACTGGTGCATTGAAAATTGTAGCTTTTCAAGATGTTGATGTTGTTGTTCGTCATCCTGAATCTTTTGCTGCAATAATTGACGCTGTAACTGTGTAATAGTAATAAGTGATAAAGAATTAGACCCTGATTTTTCAGGGTCTTTTTTTATTTGTATTATATTATTAATTTATTATAATAAGTATATACAAATAAAAAAGGATATTGTTATGAGAATAAAAGTGAAAGAAGCTATGTTTATTGATTCTAATTTTTTAAAAGTTGGCGATGTTATTAATCTTGATTTTAAAGATGCTTATTATTTAGTAAAAATTGGTAAAGCAATACAAATTGATGTAAAAGAAGACATTGAAGACGCTGTAATTCTTGAAAATGTTGATGTTAAAGAAGAATTTAAAGATATTATAGTAAATAAAGAAGTTGCAATTAAAAAGAAAATTAATAAAAGGGTTGTTAAATAATGTTTTATGATAATGACGTTAAAGAGTTTTTTAATGATTTTGCAGAAAATGTTAATTATAAAACATTTGTTTTAAAAGGTATTTATGATAATAACTATGCAGAAAGTAATGTTTATTTAACTTCAGTCTCAGGTTCAACAACTTCATTAACATTAAAATCAAGTGATGTAGTTTTATATGCAATACTTGAAGATACCAATATAACTGTAAGAAGTATTTTGTATAGAATTAAAACAATAAAAGATGATAAAACTGGGATTAGTATTTTAGAGTTAGAAGAGGTTTAATATGGCTCACGCACGTAAACAAATAAGAGATAAAATTAAATTAATGCTAACTGGCTTAACAACAACTGGCAATAATGTTTTTTTTGACTATGCAAATACAATTAACCCTAAAAATTTGCCAGCCTTGTTAATTTTTACAGGCTCAGAAAATGTTAGTAATATTATTATTGGTCAACCCAGATTACAAGAAAGATTATTAAATATCAATATTATTGGAGTTGTTAAAGCATCATCAAATTATCAAGATACTTGCGATTTAATTGTAAAAGAAGTTGAAAATGTTTTTGGTAATAATATAAGACTTGATAATTTAGTTTTAAATACTCAACTAAATCAAATAGAAACAGAATATAATGATGACTTGGATGAGGTTGTTGGATCTGTAAATATGAGTTATACGATTACTTATAGAGTCTACGAAAACAATATTGAACTCATTATAAATTAAATATTGTTTATTTATTGATAAATATGTATTAAAATATAACTATTATTATAATAATTATTAAAAAGGAAAAATTATGCCTCAAGCCGTTGGAAGTGCCGCAAGTATTAGATATGTCGAAGAAGTGACTTGGGGAGTTACACCAACAACCCCAGCAATGAAAGTTTTAAGTGCTTCTTTGTATGGTGAAAGTTTAAAATCGAGTGCAGATGAACTCGTTAGTAACGCAATTAATCCAAATCGTGGAATACTTGATACTCGAGGAGGACAGGTCAAGGTTTCTGGGTCGGTGCCTTTTGAGCTTTCTACGAACGGAATGGGGACAATCCTAAAAGGTGTTTTAGGCTCTAATGTTAGTAGCGCACAAAACGTTACGACTTTAAAATATACTCACACTATGAAAAGAGGTACAACTGTTCCATCTTTCACTATTGAAAAAGCATTTACAGATATTTCACAATATTTTGTTTATCGTGGTTGTAGAATTGGCGGTATGTCTTTAAATGTAAATCCTGAGGGTATTGCTTCTGGAACTTTTGAAGTGATGGGTAAAAATATTGCAACAAGTTCAACACCATTAAATTCAACATTAATAAGTTCAGTTCATAAAATGTACGCAAACTTCGAGGGTGGATTATTAGAGGGTGGAGTAGCTGCGAAATTATTAAACTTCAGCTTTAATATTAGCAATGGTTTATATGATAGCCGTATCGTTGGAAGTCGCGAAAGTGCTCAGATCGGCGTTGGTAAATCTGAAATTACTGGTCAAATTACTGTTATGTTTGAAGATTTAACTTATTTCTCAAAATGGTTAAATGAAACTGAAAGTTCTTTAAAATTAAAATACATAAATGGTCTTAATTCTTGTGAGTTTAACTTTCCTCGTGTTAAGTATAACGGCGAAGGTTCACCAGCGATTGAAACACAAGAAGGTATTGTTTTAAATCTTAACTTTAGAGCATTGGTCGATAATGCGTTAGCAACAGACGTTGTTATTACTTTAATAAACGATGAAGTAACTGTTTAATAAATAAATTAGTAATAATTAAGCCCTCTTTTTAGAGGGCTTTTTTTATATATAATTATAATAATTAAATTCTTTTAATTTTATGTTATATAAAATATTATAATTATTAATTAATATTTTTTCTTCTAATTTTCTTTTTGTATGAAATTCCATATGTAATTCACTCATATCTTTTTCATATTTTTTAACGCTTTTATTTAACTCTTTAATTAATAATTTATTTTTTAATTCTTTTGCATTATTTAATTTGTATAAAGCTTTTTTAAATTCAGCATATAATTTTAAATGATTAATACTCCAACATTCATCAAAAGTTATATTTAATACTGGATTTGTTTCTAAATTAATTATTTCTGTTTTTATTATAATATTCATTTTTATTCTCCTTTTAAATTTTTAAATCATCAAAATCATCTGTTAAAACATAATCCATATTTCCACTATAATCACTTATAGTTATAGTTATGTTGTTATTATTTTTAATCATCATTAAACAATATTCCTCCATATCTTTTATAACAATTTTGTCCTTATAAATTTCTTTTATATATTTTTTTGGTAACATTCCTTTAATATCTTCAACATCTATCATTCTTAGTCTCATTTTTTTTCTCCTTGTTTAAAATTTTCTAAGTATACTAATATCAATATACAAGCAACATCAAGACCTACAAGTATATATGTTGCATATACGATTTTATCTATTGTTGTCATTTTATATTCCTTTTTATTAGTATTAATATAAATATAACATATATTTATTGTATGTCAATACATATTTGAAATATATTTATTATTGTTTATAATATGTATATACAAATTAAAAAGGAAATTAGATGGATATCAAAAAACTTAAAGAACAGATTAAAAAAGACAAAATTAAAGAAGTCGAAATAATGGGTTATGGTTTTACTATTAAAACATTAAATAGTTTAGATATGTCAAAAATCTTTTTAAAGTGCCAAAAAGAAGACACTCAAGCAGAGATAGAGATGGTTTTACAAAGTGTTATAGATTATAAAAATATTAAAGTTAAAGATTTAATTTCTGCTAATGAATTGTTAAGTAAAAAAGAAATGGAACAAGATATTGAAGAATTTGATAGAGAAATATTTACTGAGTTTTTAGGACTTCATCAGGACGTTATGACTAAGTTATACGAAGAGATTTCTAAAGTAATTAATGATTACTTGAAAAAAATAGAACTTCAAAAAAAAACTTAATTCAATTTGTTGAGAGTTCTGTTTTTGATAGCCTCAAAGACGGTAATGTTGCATATAAATATGTAACTAAATATAACCCTCCAGAAATATTTTTATTCGATAATCAATTACTTCTAAAAATATATAATTCAGTAATTGATGCTAATCAAGCAATCGATTGGAATGGTTTCACATTCTTTATTGAGTTGTATGAAATAGAAGATATTGAATATGCAGCAGAGGCTATTGTTTTAATTAAATCTACTATTAATAAATTTTATGATAAAATAGAAGAAGATAAGAAGAAAGGTAGTTCTATCAATTCTAAAGCGTTGCAAATATTAGAAGCAAAAGGATACCTCGATAAATAATAAAAGGATAATAATGGCTGAAACACCATATTTTAAAGCAAATATAGAACTCGGAGGATCAATAACAATAAAAGGTTTTGAAAAGCTTGAGAAATCAGTTAAATCAAAACTTTTTGGTTCTGTTCGTAAAGCATTAGCATCGAACGGTAATAGACTAAAAAAAGAAATACAAAGCGAAGCAAGAAAGAATTTTAAAATTAAAGATCAAAGATTTTTAAAATCTATAAAATATGATATTTTTAATAAATTCAAAGATGCACCCGCAGATTTAAGGATACGATCAGGTATTGATTTTATGCCAATTCACGAAAATGGCGGAACTATTAATAAAAAGTTAATGATACCACTAACCAATAAAAATAGAATTGGTAAAAAAACATTTAAATTATTAATAGATAACTATTTAAAAAATGGAAATGCATACTTTAAAAGAATTGGAAGAAGTGTATTTATATTTTTAAAGAATACCCCAGAAAATCAAAATTTCTTTTCTAAACACGGTTTTAAAATAAGGTTTAAAAAAGCAACAGGAAAATCTATATCTAAAAAAATGGATGTGCCAATCGCTATAATTGTTAACTCTGTAAAGTTAAAAAATAGAATTGACATAGTTAAAAAAGTTCAAAGAAATATAAATAAAATAAAAGATGATATAATTAGCAACATAAATGCATTATAATAATTAATAAAAAGGAATAAATATGTCATTAACAAGCGGCGCAAAATCTAACATTTTTATTAATGTAACAACTAATGCACAACAAACATTCGATAATATTAGTAGTTCAACATCTAAGCTTAAGGGCATTATTGCTGGGTTGGGTCTTGGTTTAGCTGCTTTAAAATTTGCTCAAAAAGCTTCTGAAGTAATCATGATGGCTGACTCAATGGATGATTTAGCAGAAAAAACTGGTTATACAGCAGCAGAGATTAGAGATTTTAAATACATAGCAGAACAAAACGGAGTTCAGACAGAAACTTTTGCGAAGGGTATGAAAGAATTAGCATTAAAAATGGTTGATGCGAAAGATGCAACTTCTGCGATGGGTATGAAGTTCAAAGAAATTGGCGTTAATGTAAATGATGCAAATGGTAATTTAAAAACAACAAATTCTATATTTTTAGAATTAAGCGATAAGTTTGCTGGTTATAAAGATGATGCAAATAAAACAGCATTAGCAGCAGAAATATTTGGAACAAAAGCAGGACCAGAAATGCTTGGTATGTTATCTAAAGGTTCTCAAGGTATTAAAGAACAACAGGATAGATTAAAACAATTAGGTATTGATTTAGATCCAGAAGTTTTTAATAGATTTGCTAATGGATCGGGACAATTAAATGATAGATTATTAGAACTTAAAACTGGTTTTGATAATATGACTGTTGCAATGATAGCTGATATGATGCCAGCGTTGAATATTGGTGTTGAAACTCTTACGTCTTTCGTTGGTTCAATGTTTGACGCTGGAAAAGCAACTGATGATACAACTAAAAAAAGCGATAGATGGATTGAGTTCGGAAGAACTATAGCTGATGTTTTTGATAATATTAGAATTTATTATGCAATATTGAAAGATGCAAATGGAAAACTTGCTGATGCATTTTTTAAATTTTTTGATGCAATAATAAATAGTGCAGGGGTTTTTGTTGCAACTTTTGTTGCTGTATTTCAAAGTTTGGGAGAGATTATTTCTTTATTTATAAAAACATTACATTCATTATCAACTTTTAATTTTAGAGAGTTAAAGGATAATTTTAGTAATTTTACATCTTCAATAGCCGCAAGATGGGGAGTTGTTGGTCAACAGTTTGATGTTGCAAAAGGGAAAAATAAAGAATTTAGAGATAGTTTAAAAAATGTTTTTAATTCAACAGCAGATTATAAATCAAACACAATAAGAGATATGTATGATAAAGCTGCCAAAAATTTCAAATTGAATGCATATAAAAGAGATGATAGTGGAAAAGGAGATGCACCAGGTTCAAAAAGTGGAAGTGGAAAAGCTGGATCGGCTGGTAAATTTGACGACTCAGTATTTAAAGCAGAACTATCTGCATTAGCTATTAAAATTAAAGATGAAGATGTTCTATTTAAAAGCCGTCAAGAAATGCTTGATTTATATAAAAGTGTTGATTTAATTAATGAAACTGATTATTTAAATAAAAAATATACTTTAAACGAAGATTACAATAATGAAATATTGAAATTATACAATGAGCAAAAAGATAAATTAAACAGTCAACTTGATGTGGGAAATTTATCAAAAGAAAAAGCTACTGAGATTTTAAAACAAATAAGTGAAGTTGATTTAAAAATTCAAGATATTGGAAATAAATTTGTTAAAGATACTTTATTAAAACCTTATGAACTTCAAAAAGCTAACTTATCTTTATTAAATGAAGAATTAGATTTATTAAAATTAAAGTCGGACCATCAAATAAAAATGATTGATTTTGACAATACACTTAACGATAACGAAAAGAAAGAAAAAATACTTGAGTTATTAAATACAGAGACACAAGAACTTAAAAAGAAATTGTTATTATTAAAACAGATTCAAGAAGTAAATATGAAAAATAACGGCGTTGAAGATAAAAACGTTATGAAAGAAATAATGTCGCTGCAAGAAGAAATCGCAGGTAAACAAGCAACTATAAACGAAAAGATAAAAGAAGGCACTATTGACTTTAAAGCAGGGTTTACTGACGCAATAGTTAGTGTAATCGATGGAACTAAAACACTTAAAGAGTCTTTTACTGATTTATTTAAAAGTATAGCAACGCAATTAGCTGAGATGGCTTTAAATAATATGTTAAGTGGTATGTCAGGTGGCGGTGGTGGCGGTGGTGGCGGTGGTGGCGGTGGCTTAATGGGTAGCATAATGGGGATGTTCGGAGGAGGTCAAACATCATATGGAACTAATTTCGGAAGTCAGCAAAGTTCTATGCTTGCCGCTCAAGATAGCGGAATGGGCGGTGGTGTTGATTGGGGTGGAATGATTGGTAGTTTTATAGGTGGGTTCTTTGCAGAAGGCGGAGATGTCTTGGCTGGTAATAAGCCCATTATGGTTGGTGAAAAAGGACCTGAGTTATGGTTGCCAAAAAATAATGGGCATATAGTTAATAATAAAGATTTAATGTCGAGTGGTGGATCTTCTAATACTGTTTTAGTAACTATTAATGCAACTGATGTTAATTCGTTTAGAAATTCAGAGGGACAAATTGGTTCGACAATGTATAACGCATTGCAAAAATCAAGAAGAAATAACTAATTAAATCAATAACTTAAGGATTTTGATGGTTGACAGGTTGACAAATTTGTCAAGGAGGTTGTCAAGGTCAAGATCCTTATTTTTAAAGGCTTAGAGGTAGTACTTTACAACTTTACAAAAATAAATAGATATATACATAAGAATAAATATAACTATTAATAAATATCTATTTATTTTTTTCTATAGGTCTATTAAAATCTGTCAAGTACGTCAAGGAGGTCGATATATTGATGTAAGTTATTGATATATAACACTTTTGTGCTTGACAAAGTGCTTGACAAATAGTGTCAAGGTGCTTTTATATTTGTAAAGTAGTTTATATTTTATTATTAATATTATATAATATGTTAATACAAATAATAAAGAAGAACATATGACACAATCATTTATTGAAAGTCCGAGATTTCCTGAAGATATATCATACGGTGCTTCTGGTGGACCAAAATTTAATACAGACGTTATAATAGTTCAAAGTGGATTTGAAAAAAGAAATATAAATTGGATTGATTCAATCCACGAATACGATGTTGCACACGGTTTAAAAACACCTTACCAAATTCAAGATTTAAAAAAATTCTTTCTTACCGTAAAAGGTAGAGGCATACCTTTTCGCTTTAAAGATTGGGCAGATTTTCAAACTTTACAATCAGATGGTATTTTTGACAATGGTATAGATATAAAATATGATGGAACAAGTAAATTATATCTATTTAAAAAATATCAATTACAAACTAATGATTTATATTATAGAAGAATAAATAAACCAGCATTTACTACTGTTAAAATTTATAAAAATAATGTGTTATTAGTTGAAAACACTAATTATACGATTGATTATGCAAATGGTTTTATTAATATATTAACACCAAATAAATCATTAACTATAACTGCAATATCAAAAGCTATTGAAGCAGTAGTAACATCAACAAATCACGGATTAACAGTTAACGATAAGGTTAGTTTTAGTGGCGTTGTTGGAATGGTGGAAATAAATAATTTAAAAGCTACTGTTACATCTGTTATTGATTTAAATAATTTCACTGTAAATATTAATTCAACATTATTTACAACATATACATCTGGTGGATTAGTAAAAATGTTTTTAGCTCAAAGCGATATTTTAGAATGGAGTGGCGAGTTTGACGTTCCTGTTCGTTTTAATACTGATTCAATGAAAGTGAATATTGATGATTATAACGTTTATAGCTGGGGACAAATTCCAGTTGTTGAGGTAAGAATTTAATGAAACAATTAAATAATACTTATAAATTACATACACTTAAACCAATTACGAATTTAGTAACCTGTTGGAAAATTGTTTTAAAAAGTGGGTTGGTTTATGGCTTTACAGATAACACAAGAGATATAACTTTAACTGATGAGCCTGATGTTATTTATAGAGCAGTAATAGGCTTTACACCTACTGCAATATCATCTTCCGCTGCTTACAATGTAGATAACTTAGATGTTAATGGAGTTTTAAACAGTGGCTTAATAACTGAAGCAGATTTAAGATCTGGTGTTTGGGATTTTTCAGAAATTTATGTTTTTAGAATAAATTATGACGATATACCACACCATTCCTCAAAAATTGAAAAATTACGTTTTGGTGTGTTGGGTGAAATTAAAACTAATAAGAATATGTTTACAGCAGAAATCAGAGGAATTATGCAATTTTTGCAAAATAATATTGGTGTTCTATTTCAGCCAGCCTGTAGAGCAGAATTTTGCGATACTAAGTGCGGTTTAAGCGCCGTGGCTAATACTTACGCTGGAACTATAACAAGTATATTAGTTAGTAATAGAAAATTTATTGTGAGTGGTTTAATTCAATCGACTGGATATTTTAATGGTGGTTTAATAAGGTTTTCTAATGGTTTAGAAATGGAAGTTAAAACGTGGGATTTAACAACTAATACAATTGAGTTACAACTACCAGTCCAATACAATATTCTTATTAATGATAGTTTTGTTATAGTAGCAGGTTGCAATAAAAGTTTTATAACGTGTTATGAAAAATTTAACAATGCGATTAATTTTAGGGGTGAGCCGCACATTCCAGGAGTTGATTTTATTAAGCTGGGAACGAAAGCGAGTGGATAAAATGATAACAAGAAAACAAGTATGTAACATTGCAAGAACTTATGAAAATACACCCTACCACCATCAGGGTCGTAAAAAACACGTTGGTATCGATTGCGCTGGTTTAGTTTTGGAGATATCGAGAGAGCTTGGGATATTTCAAGAAGGTTCGGATTATGACGGCTATTCAATGAATCCAGATGGCTTTAAATTAATTAACAACTTAAGAAATCATTGCATTGAAAAAAATATTAATGATATGCAAGAAGGAGATATATTACTAATGAGATTTAAAGAAAGCCCTCAGCATTTAGCTGTTTTATTAGAAGATAATTATATTATTCATTCTTACTTAAGTGCCAAAAAAACAACTATACATAGATTAAATGAAGAATGGAAAAATAAGGTTGTTGCTGTATTTAGTTTTAAGGGAGTTAAATAATGTCTTGGCCGCAGATCATTGGTGCAGTCGTAAGTATGGTAGTAAATGCTATTGTAAACAAACCCGAAGATGTTGTACAAACTGGACCAAGACTTGAGGATTTAACAATACAAACCTCGACCTATGGTGTCTCTTTACCAATCGTCTATGGAACAGTAAGAATCGCGGGAAATGTAATATGGTCCACCAATAAAATTGAAACTAAAACAGTTAAAAAATCAGGTGGTAAAGGGGGGGGTCCTAAAGTTACACAAACAACTTACACTTATGCAGCGAGTTTTGCTATTGCATTATGCGAAGGCGAAATAACTGGAATTAGAAGAATTTGGAATCACGGAAAACTTGTATATGATATAAGCGAAACAAATACAGAAAGCACTGGATTATTGAATGATAAATTTGTTACATACAAAGGCACTCAAACACAACTACCAGATCCAACAATTGAATCGATTGAAGGTGTAGGAAAAACACCAGCTTATAGAGGTATGGCTTATGTTGTGTTTAATAATTTAGAACTTGCTGAATTTGGAAATACATTACCTAACTTAACTTTTGAAGTGATACGATCACCACTTTCAAATATTGTAAAACCGAACGGTTATGCGGAAATAACGGAAACATTAGCACAATCAGATATAAAAGGAATTGCTTATAGTGATTATAATAATTGTGTATATTCATTAGCAAGTTATTCCATTAACAGTAACACATATGTAAGTTTATATAAATTAAATACAGATGATACTATTTTAAAAGGTCCTTCAATTTCAGATTCATTAGTTGGTCATGGCATTAGTAGTCTTTTAAATTTTACAGAAGAAAAAGATTATCATATAAATATTTTGTTTAATGGTGACGTGGCAATAATATGCTATAGTGCTGATGGTGGAAATGGAAGAATTGCTAACCATTTATTAATTTACGATGCTAACACACTTGCATTAAAAAGTTATAGTTCGACAAAAACTAATGCTTTTTATATTGATGGCAGCGTAGTTAATAGAGATATTAACGCAGAAGTTTTGGGTGGTAAATTAGTTTTAAATAATTATGATTATGATGGAATTAAAGATGTATCGTATTATTCTGTAGGAACATTTAACGTAGGTGCAGATACAGAATATTATAAAACAGACAAATATGCAATAACATTTAATAGATATAATATTGATTTAATAGAGAATTTTGAAGTTGGTGGAATGACATTAGTTTATTCTACTAAAGGTTTATTAACTAAGAATTGTTATGATATTGACCCAAAAACTGGAATTATATATTATATCGAAAGAGATTGGACAAGTGACAGAGACACATTTTCTGGGGCATATTTATCTGCATTTAAAACTGTTGGTATAAATTTAGAAGCACAAAAAAGATTTCATACTATAAGCAATATTGAAGGTGATGGCGCAACAGATTTATATTTTGATGAGGTTACAAGATGCGTTTTTGTATTATATAGAAAATCGACAGGAATTTCACGATTATCATATACATATTATTTATATAAATATAATGTAGATACTAATACAATGATATTTAATATTTTTCTTAATATGTCAACAAATAAAGATGATTTAAATAATACTAAAATATCAATCAATAAAAATAAAAGAGAGATGTTTTATATATCAAATAATGTAGCTAATACTATGTCTTATATTAGTTTGGATACAGGAAATATTAGAAGTGAAATTTATGGCAATATTGCAGCATTAGCGAACGGCTTCAATTTTACGAAATACAGTGGAACTTATGATTATTTAAGAGATAGATATATTTTTATTGGAGACAATAGTTTATATAAAAATGCATATATCTGGATGTATGGTGACAGAATGACTGATGGCGGATATTGGCTCGATGCAATAGTTAATGATTTAAGCACAAGAACAGGAATTAAAGCAATAAAAACTGATGTTACACAATTACAAAATATATTGGTTGATGGTTATGTTGTATCAACAAGAACGGCTATAAGAAGCTGTTTGGAACAGCTTTCAACAGGTTTTTTATTTGATGGAATAGAAAGCGAGTATAAATTAAAATTTATATTAAGAGGTAAAAATTCGGTAAAAATAATTGACTATAAAGAATTTGGAGCGATGGATTATTCAAATAATTTAAATTTTTCTGAATTATTAACAATGACAAGACAACAAGAACTTGAATTGCCTAAGAAAATTAATTTAATTTATATAGATAAAAATAAAGATTATCAGCCAAACACTGAAGAAAGCAAAAGACAGTTAAATACTACAGAAGAAGTTCAAAGCATTTCTTTACCCATTGTTTTTAATAACAATAAAGCAAAACAATTAGTTGATAAACTTATGTATAATGCTTGGGTTTCTCGTGATAGTTTTACTTTTACAACAAACTATGATCATATTGATTTAGAACCAAGTGATGTTATAACTGTAAATAAAGAAGATGCAACTTATAATTTAAGAATTGTTAAAAAAGAAGAAGACTTAGGAAAAATTAAATTTCAAGTAGTAAGTGAAGATGCAACAGTATATAGCCAAGATTCGACTGGTGCAAGCATTTTAAATAATAAACAAACAATAAGTATTACAACAAACAGTTCATCTATATTTTTAGATATTCCAATTTTATTGGATAGTAATAATGATGTTGGTTGTTATATTGCAACTAAAAAAAATAATAATAATTTAGATTGGACTGGTTCAGTTTTATATTCTTCAAATACAGAATTTGGCGAATATGATGAAGTAACAGACTTTAATATTGAAGCAATAAATGGTTATCTATTAAATAAATTAGGTAATTTTACAGATAATAATACAGTTGATTTTTATAATAAAATAACTGTAAAAGTTAATGGTGGAATATTAACAAGTATTACTGAAGAAGAATTTTTAAGTGGAGTTAATACTGCAATAATTGGTAATGAAATTATAACATTTAAAAACGCAGTATTAACCGATATTAACACCTACGAATTGAGTTGGTTGTTGAGGGGTCGCTATGGCACTGATAAATATATAAATAATCATTTTTCAACTTATGAAAATTTTGTTAAATTAGATAACAGTGGAAGCATACAAAGAATATTAAGTGATATAAATATAATTAAAACTCAAAAGTTTTATAAAAATGTTTCTTATGGAAAATATTTAGCAGATGTAAAAGCTGTTAGATTTGTTAATAACGGAATTGGATTAAAATCATATGCTGTTTATAATGTAATTGGTAGTAGAGACTCATCTGCAAATTTAAATATAACTTGGAATAAAAGAATAAGGGGTGATGCACACATAAGAGATGGTGTAACTAATGTCGATCCTGATGGTGATAATTATGAAATTGATGTAATTAAAAATGGATTAGTTATAAGAACAATTATTGTTACTGATTTAACTTCTGCTATATATACATCAGCAAATCAAGTTACAGATTTTGGAAGTAATCAATCATCTGTTCAAATTATTATATATAAAATGAATAGTATAATTGGACGAGGATTTGAAAAAACTAAATATATATAATACAATATGTATATACAAAAAAGGATAATAAATGGGTGCATTTAAACAATTAACAAGTAGTATGTTGCAAAAAGAAAGTGTTATTAATCAAAATTTTGAGTTAACAAATCCTGCTGCTATTTTCTCCATGAAAATTTACGGCGTTAATGGATTAACTTTTGCTTTCTATGGTGGTAACTATATTAATAAAAATGGAGCACCAATTGTTGTAGATGATGGAACTGTATTATTAGCAAATAATATTGCAAACTATGTTGAATTTAATACTACAACTAATTTAGTAACAAGTAATACTGTTGGTTTTACTTCAGCATTTATACCTCTTTATAAAATAACAACTTTAAATAACACAATTCCGTTTGGCGGAATTTTGGATAAAAGAGTTTTATCACTTAATCCTTTAAATATTCCTTATGGCGGTAATATAGACGGTATCAGTGGTTATTCACAAGTATTTGAAATTGTTTCTAATGCTGGATTAACCATAACAATAAGAGGTGGTGAAGTAAGAAGTGGCGTAAATAGCTTTATTACTATTCCTAATACAACTTTAACATTATTAGCAAGTTCTACTTATTATATATTATATGACATAGCTAATGGAGTTTTTACTGCTGTAACAACAAGACCAACAAAAACTCAAGTTTTTAACTTATATTCATTGACGACAGATGCAACTAAAATTACAGTTATTAGTGATCAAAGATTTTCAAATGGATTGTCGAGGGGTGGATTTACAGCTTTTACGAGTTTAGAACAAACTATAACAGCAAGTACTAATTATTTAGTGGCGCACGGACTTGGGTTGGGTGCTGCTGCACAAGCTGGAAATTGGCAGTTTGATGTATTAGTACGATGTAAAGTAGCGGAGTTTGGTTATGCAGTTGGAGATGAGGTTAGTTTTACAACAGGACCAGCAGCAGGTGCAGGTATTTCAACTGGTTGGGCTAATATTACAAACATAGGCTGTTCTGTTGGCGCAACAGTAAAAATTGCGAGAAGAGATGCAACTTTTATAGGTGTTATTGGTGAATTAACATTTGCAAGTTGGAGAATAATATTAAGAATTAAACCGATATTATAAAAATATATATGAATAATCTACTACAAAATACAGCAAACCCAGAAGGGTTTATAAATTCAATGTTTAATGCAGTCAATAATGCTGCATTAATATGCGAAGATAAAGATAATAATAGCTTAGTAAGTTTAAATTTTTATTACTTCGGTGGCGAATTTGTTGACAAAAATGGAGTGCAACAAATAATATTAAATGGTTTTATTTTACTAACTGCAAGCGCAACAAATTATATAGAATTAAATAGAACTACAAGTTTAATACAAACAAATACAACTGGTTTTACGAGCGATAATATCCCTTTATTTTTAGTTACAACAGATTTAACTAAAAAAACATCAATCATTGAAAAACGTGTTTTTTCTTTAAGTTTAAATAATATTCCTTTTGTTAATACTATCGGAATATCTCCAATTCAGAGTGGTTATAAATTAAGCAGTTCAAATAATTTAGTTTTAAATATAGATCCAATTGTAGCGCCACCGCCCTACGAAGTAATTACTATGATTCAAACAAGTAATATTTTGGCAAATGGTCCTTTTACACTTACAGCAAATGCAACAAGATGGTTTGGTGTTGCTTATAATAATGTAAATTTAGTTTCAAACACAACAAGGCTTAGCACATATTTATATTATGTATATAAATGCACGACTGATGCAACAAAAATTACTTCAATAAGTGATATAAGATTTTCGACTGGAATGCGAAGAGGTGGCAATTTAGCATTTCAACAATTATCAACAATAACATTAAATTCTGTAATTTCAGTAAATTATGTAAATACTATTGAATTAGGTGTTGATGGTTTAGATAATTGTTTATTTACATTGAATTTAAAATGTAAAGTTGCAGAATTTGGTTATGCTGTTGATGATGAAGTTGTAGTTAATACAACAGACGGATCTGCTAATGGTCAGTTAATATCAAAATTTATTGATACAACGAGTTTAAATGCAGTAATTGGTAGTAGTTTAACAGTAACACGAAGAGATGCAACGTTTATCGGCACTATAGGAACTGTAAATATAGCAAACTGGGATTTATTATTTAAACTTGTGCCAATTTTATAATTTAATAGTTTATTTATATCTACTTATATTATAAAATATATAAATACAATAATAATAGGTAGTATAAAATGGCTGAAAATATAAACGTAGACATATCACTGTTAAAATTAAAAGTAGAACTGTTAGAAAAAAGGATTGAAAAATTGGAAACCGATATTTTTAGAAAACTTGATAGCATTGAAACTAAGATTGAAAGTAAAATTGACTCTTTTGATGCAAAGTTAAATACATATAAAAATCACATAGACAGCAGAATTGAAAATGATTTGAATAAAATTACTGCAAAAATAGAAAATATCAACTCATTAATTACTTTTTCAAAAGGTGGGTGGAAAACGATAGTATTATTATCTTCAGTAATTTTTAGTATTGGCGCATTTGTTAAAATAATATTTGACTTATTTAAATAATTTGCGATAATAGTAACTCTCCTTAGTAAAAAATGATTAAACCACCGCGCAGGTGGTTTTTTCTTGTTTAATCTATAGAACATAAATATATTGTATGGTTTATAGATAAATCATTAAATATGTATTGACAGACATAAAATAATAGTTTATAAATATATTAATAATTAAAAATAAGGAGAAAAAAATGACAATTATTAAAACAAACTATATAGATTTACTTGATGAAAATAAAAACAATATTATTAAACATAAGGTAATGTCAAAAGATTTAAAAGAATTATTAAATATCAGAGAATTAATAAAATCAGGAAAGTTAAGTGAAATTAATTTATCTGTATTTGATTTGGATTTTTACGATGAACGTAAAGATGTCAAAAGAAAGATTATAGATGATATAAAAAAATCATTATTAGAAAATTCATTAATTGTTTCTAAATTAAATCTTCTTCTTGTTATGTGTCAAACTGATTTGCAAAAATTAAACATTATAATAAATAAAAAAGGAGAATAACAATGGAATATACTAAGGAAGACATAGAATATTTAGAAGAATTGTGTGCAGACAACGAAATAATTAAAATGAAAATAAGAATTAATGATTATTTAACATATAAATATGCAAGTAATAAATATTATAGTTTTGATATGTATATTTATGACTTTATGATACGTGTATATAACTTAAAGCCACAGCGCTACGGTTTCAGGGTTCAAGCTTACTTCTCGTTACTGATGGGTTATAAATTAATACCATCAAGTTTAGATAGTGGAGACTTTGAAAATAAATATGGTGAACTTGTCGAATTTAAATGTAGTTTTTTAGGTTTAAATTCGAACGTAATAAACGTTAGACAAGTAAGGTTGTGGCAAGATATTCATTATTATTACATTTTTGAAGTTGATTTTACTGATTTAGATAAAATTAAATATAAAACATTTAAATTAACTAAACAAGAAATGATTGAAGAATGTGAAATATTGGGAAACCCTTGCCACATGACAGCATTAAAAAATGGAGAGAATAAAAATGTTGAACTTGGTTTTGAAATAAATAGAAATTCAAAACATTATACAAGATGGTTAGAAAAATATTATTTGAAGAATTATGATATTGAAAAATTAAGTCATAATTTTGTTGATAAGCTAACAAATGATAAAATTAAAGATGATTTATTAAGTGAGTATGTCAATATTTTAAACAAATAGTCATTTATAAATAATTTAAATCCTTTATAATAATATATATAGAGGATTTTTTTATGATAAATAGTCGTGACATTAATGAATTACACCCTTTTTTGCAACAAAAAGCTAAACAATTATTGGACTTATGTAAAGAAAAGGGTTTAAATGTTATTTTAACTTCCACTTATAGAGATATAGAATCTCAGCAAAAAATATATGATGATGGTATTAAAACTGGTCATATAGTTACTAAAGTCAAAGGCGGAGGAAGTTATCATAATTATAGACTTGCGTTTGATATATGTATTATAAAAAATGGTAAAGTTGATTTTGCGGATACTGCTAATTATAAAAAAATAGGAAGTATTGGGAAAGTATTAGGATTAGAATGGGGTGGCGATTTTGTTGGATTTGCTGATATGTTACATTTTCAATACAGATTTAGTAAAACTTTAAATAGAAAATTAACAATAAATGATTTAAAGAATGGGTTAAAAATATGATAGAAAAAATTAAAGAAATAGAAGATGCAATAACAAAGAAATGGTATAAAAGTAAAACTCTTATATTTAATACTGCTGTCGTGGGCTTAGTAACTCTTGAGCAGAATTTGGGATATATAAAAGAAATTTTTAATATGGATATATTTGTTATTATATCTGTAGTTGTTCCGATGGTAAATTTTTATTTAAGAACAATAACAACTGAAGCAATTAAAAAAATAAAAGGACAATAAAATGAATCAAATTAAAATAATAAATAGTGTATTTGTTGGTAGTGTTTTATATGCAAAAGATGATTTAGTTACAGCATCAACCATTGAAATTGAAACTTATTTGGTTGGGAAAGGTTTTGCTAAATATGATCCCGCATTAGTTAAGTCTGTTTTAGACACAGACCCTAATTTAACTCAGCTTGAAGGTGATTCTTTATATGCAGTAAAAACACATACGCACGATACTGCTGCAAAAAATAATAACTATGGGGAAATACAAGTGTGGGGAGGTGGATCTGCAAGTTCTTTTTCAACGAATGGCGCTCTTTCTGCTCTTGCTACTGGTCCCGTTACGAGAGTTAATGATATTACAAATTGGTATAAATCATTTAGAAGAGCAGGATTTACTACGGCTATTGCCGCAGGAAGTTCGGCAGGAGTGGTTACACCAAGCGATTTTAAACCGCTTTGGATTAGTCAAGTAAACAACTTAGGATTTAATATTAAGTTTAAATTTGGAATGCAAAAGTTTTTAGTAAGTAAAACAAGATTTATTATTGGATGTTCGGACGCTATTGCTTTAGTAAATAATGAACCAAGTTTGTATGGTGTAGACGGGTATAGAATAATGGGTGTTGGAGCAGATAGCACTGATACAAATTTGCAATTTATAGTAAGTGCAGCCACAACATTAAAAATTGACTTAGGTGTTAATTTCCCAATAAATACTGATGAAACTGAAATATATGATTGTGAAATTAAAACAACTGGTAATTCTTTAAATGTTTATGTAAAAGTTACAAGACTATCGACTGGTCATATATATGAAGCTACATTATTAGTTCCAGAAATTAGAGGTGTTAAATTTGGGGCACATATATCAACAAATAATAAAGATCTTGCAGATACAACAGGTCTTGATGTAATGGCTTATAGACACGAAACGGAATATTAATATGTTTGCTACAGTTTTAACAGTAATAAAAGGAAGCAAAATAATACAATATGCATTATATATATTTGCTATTGTATTATTTTTGTCTGGAATATATACACTTGGTTATTCAAAAGGAACTAATAATGAAAAATTAAAGTTAACTAAAGAATATACTGAGGTTATAACTAAAATTAATGAAGAAAATTCTAAAAAGTTTTTAATTGAGATAAATAAACATAAACAATCAATCATAAAATATGAAGAATTAAAAAGAAATACAGATAATAAAAAAGTAGAAATAAAAGAAATTATTAAACGTGATGTAAAAATTATCAATAAAGAGTGTGTTATGCAAAATAATACTAAAGATAAGTTTAATAATTTATTGAAAGAATTGGATCTTTAATGACTAAAATTATAACTACTTTAATACTAACTTTATTTTTAATGACTGGTTGTTCTTCATTTACTAAAAAACAACAAGAAACTATTGTATACGATAAAACAAAAGAAGTTTATGTTTTACCTGATGATGAAATATTAAAAGAATGTGATAAATTAAACCGTTTAAAAGACGGAAGTTTTGAGGAATTAATTAATTTCAATGTTGATACAATTGTAAAATATAAACAATGCTTTGAAAAACAAAAAGAATTGAAAGACTGGATTTTAAGAAATCATTCAAATAAAAAATAATGTCAATATTATTAAAAAAATAATAATTACACGAAATAAGTTATAATATTGGATAGACATAACATTAATAAATAATACAGTAAAAACAATACAAAACATTGCATATCTTTTTACTTCAGTAATTAGTAACAAAAAAGATACTAAGAACAAATAAAATATATTTAATGAACCCATATGAACCGAGTAACCAAATAAAACAAAACACAATATAACTGAAAAATCTGATATGTAAGTTTTATATTCGTCTAATTTAAACATATTATTTCCTTTTTTGTATATACATATTATAATATAGATATGTAACAAAAGGAAATAATAATGAGAATAAAATTATATTTAACGCTATGTTTAATTAGTCTAATGTTGGTGGTTAATATAGCAAGAGCAAATGTATATATATTAAAAGACAATAAAGAACAGAATAATGTATTAACGTGCCCTACCCTATTTTACTTTCAAAAAAGAATTACTGAATTAAGAATTGCTGGTGTAGATAGAAAAGATTTATATAAAAAATTAGATAATAGTTATTTTACAGATGAATTTATAATAACAATAGTAAATGAAATAGAATTTATTTATATGCTTCCAAAACCAATGGACCCATATAAATTAAATGCAATGTGTGGAAGTCCATTAAGTATTAGAAGTAGAATTTAATGGAAAGAATAACATTAACGCTACCTACTCCTCCATCAGTTAATACTTATTGGTCCACGGCACGAGGAGGACGTAAATATTTAAGTCCTAAGGCTGTTCAATTCAAAAAAGATACAAAACAAATACTAATTAATGAAGAGTTACTAAATTTAAATATTACAGAAAGATTAAAAATACAATTCTTTTATTATCCACCAGATCGAAGAACAAGAGATTTGGACAATTTTTTTAAGGGAGTCTTCGACGCTTTAAGAGATGGTAATTTATTCGCAGACGATGAGCAAATTGATGTTATATATGCAGAAAAAAGAGAAGTTATCAAAGGCGGTAAAGTCATAGTAATCATAGAAACAATCTAACAGATAAAAACAAATTCTTTTTCTCTCTATTTAAAAGTACTAACACACCATACACACCTTTTGTAAAGGTGTAAAAATTATAATATAATTGTTTTATAAATAGAGAGAAAAAGAATATGGTTGCAACAGTATCAACAGTTAAATTTCCAGCATATTATGAAAAGCCAGAATTTACGACTTGGAAAAATAAGAAGGATAAGGAAAATTATTATAGTGAAAATAATAATGTTGATAGCTTTTGGTATGGAAAAGGATGTGAACAGTTAGGTTTAACTGGACAAATAAAATCTGGAGATTTTACCAAATTGATAAACGGTATTCACCCATTATCAAATGAGAGATTATTTACTTTAAAAGAAGTAAAATATATAGCAACTGACTTAACCCTGTCAGCACCTAAAGATTTTTCTATTGTATATAATCTCTCGGACGCATATTTAAAAGAAGACTTAAATATTGTATTTATGAATGCGTATAAAAGAGTTGCAAAAGAAATAGAAAAGAGATCTTATAGGCGTTTAAAATACAATAAGAAAAGCTATGACACTAAACTATTAATGTCATGTTTTAGGCATCACACCTCAAGAGGCGTTAACGGTGACATGCCAGATATGCAGGAACATATTCATACTATAATAAGTAGAAAATGTTTAAGTGAAGATAATAAAATAAAGACATTAGAAAACCATCCTTTATTTAATTTTCAAAAGCTTTATGGAACAATTTTTAGAGCAGAACTTGCAAATGGATTAAGAAATATTGGCTTTAAAATCTCGCAAACCGAGGAATTTGATAGCGAAAATAAAAAAATTAAATCATTTAAAATAGACGGTATATCTAATGAACTTAGACAACATTATTCAAAGAGAAGAAATCAAATAAACGAAGTTGCAGAATTAAAAGGAAAATCCACAGCAATAGATAAATTTAATATTGCTCAGAGTATTAAATCCCCTAAAGTTGTTTATAAAGAAAGTATTATAAGAGACTTTTGGAAGAAAGAAGCAAAGGAATTATTTGGAGTAGATGAGAAATTTATAGACAATTTAAGAAATAATAATGAAAGTGTAACGGTAAACAGAGTTAATAATTTTATTGATTATAATAAATTGATAGAAATGGCACATACAAAAACTGGTAAGCTTTTTGATATGCACATAGATCAGAGAATGGCAGAACAAGAACAATATAGCGGTATTAATTACAAATCATTAAAGAATGAATTAGTAAAGTCTAATGTTTTAAGCGATGAGGGTAATTATCATTTTTCATTCATTCCTAATACCGTTAAATTAGATAATAATATATATTCAACGGCTGAAAATATAGCCAGCCTTAATTTAAAACTTGGTAGTTTAATGAGTGAGTTAATGAGAAAAGGTATAACTACAGAACAACAAGTAAGAATATCAATTCAAATTATGGATATTCAGAGGCATTTGGAGATTTTAAAAAAAAAAATAATGAAATGATGTATAGAAAAGAACTTAAGACAGCTAAAATCTTCCCCTCTTAATTTCCTTTTCAACATTTTTTATATTAGTATTTAATAATATTTTATCAACTTCTATAAATAATTCATTCAAATAATTAGATTGTTGTTTAAATCCTATATGCCAATTTTTGGGAACGTTATATTTAATATTATCTATTCTTTCTTTCTTTATTTTTTCTTTTTTAATAACTATAACATCTTCTTTTTTGTTATCATTGCTTAAATATTCAGCAAGATCATAAATGCTTATACCAACCTTCTTGCCTATCTTTTTAATAGGAATTGGAAATGTTCCCCTATGTCTCATATCCGCCTGAACTTGTTTATTAATACAAATCAAAGGCGCAATATCTTCTGGAGAAAGAATTATTTTGTTTGGAAAACGTTCTTTAATGTCATTAAATATCAATTCAAACATTTAAGATCCTTATGAGTGCCCGCAACACGATTCGAACGTGTGACCCCAACCTTAGGAGGGTTGTGCTCTATCCCCTGAGCTATGCGGGCGTTAATTCTCTGCAAATTCTCTGCAATTGCTCAACTATGTGCAACTATACAACACTATCACAAACTATGTAACATACTGAAAATAAACAATTAATACGAATTTTAAGCCATTCATAACCCCTTAGGAGGGGGTTATACTATTTTTCTTTTGCTCACTGTTTGCAAGGCTCTTGCTGGGTTTAAGTATATCATCTATAGTCTTCTCTGCATATTCTCTGCAATGCCACCAAGGGGGCTTAAAATGGCTGTAATAATTGACAAGAAGAGTGAGCGCACTGGAAAACTTTCATATGAAGTTCAAATAAGAAAAAAAGGAATTAAGAACATAACTAAATCATTCAAAAGTAAAATTGAGGCTAAAAATTTTATAATTGAAACAGAAGCAAAAATATTAAAAGGTGAACGCATAACATCAGTTGATATTAAGCGTTTAACAATAAATGAAATAGCAGATGAATATGTTAATTGTAATGTTTTAAATAGTAATAATAAAAGTGAAATTAATATAGTAAGGGCTTGGTTTGGTGAATTAACTCAAATAAATATTACAAGTAAAGTGTTAAATAGATTTATAGCTACATTAAAAACTACTAATAACGCCAGAGGAAAACTGTATGAAGAAGCGACAATAAGAAAGCTTTATTATCGCTTAAAAATTATGATAGATTGGCATTGTCTTGAGTATGATTATTTAACTCTAACAAATGCGTTTAAATTAGTAAAAGCACCAAGCACAGATATTAAGCGAGATAGGCGTTTGGAAAAAGGCGAAATACAAAAACTATTTAAAGCATCAAATAAGATGTATAAAAATAAGAATGAATATAAATTAATTATCTTGTTCGCTATCAATACAGCTATGCGTCTTGGTGAAATTCTTAAGTTAGAATGGAAATATGTTAATTTTGAGAATAGATTAATAAGTTTAACTAAAGAGATTACGAAATCAAACGAATCAAGAATTATCCCTATGTCTTCGATTACATATAAACTTCTTAAAAACAGGTTTGGCAGTGGAAAAGATGGTCGTGTGTTTGGTTGTTGGAGTGATACAAATGCTTTTGAACATCGTTGGGCGCTAATAGTCAAAAACTCTAATATTAAAGATTTACACTTTCACGATTTAAGGCACGAGGCTACTTGTATGTTTTACGAGAAGACTAATTTAAGAGATATAGAGATTGCACACATTACAGGGCACACAGATTTAAAGATGTTAAAACGTTACGCAAACCTACGCCCGCACTACTTAAGTTCTAAATTGTGGTAACAGTACAACACTAAAAATAAGTTAAATAAATCATTAAATATCACTTGACAGACAAAACATATATATCTATAATGGATTCAAGTTGTGAAAACAACGATACATATAAACCATTAATTAGGAGCTACAAAATGATGCATAATGTGAACTTTCAAGGCGATATTGTTGAAATCGAGTTGAGTGATTACGAATTTCAATGCTGGACTGATTACAACACAAAGCCAGCATCAATGATTACAAAAGACGTTTACGATCAAGCATTTAAAACTGGAAAGAAGATCCTTAAGGAATTCAAAGAGAAAGGTGCATTTAAGAAATTCGGTGAGGTTATTACTGAGCTTCGTAACTCAAAAATAAGCTTGAAAGATATTAAGGCTGAAATGAAGAAATACGAAGACAAAGACAAAGAAGAATTTGATAAAGACAACCTTCTGTTTATGTTTGTTGGTAAGCCCTATCAAGCTAAAGCTGGGCGTGGTGACGGTCATCGCGAGATTATCCCCGAGCTTAAGGTTTACAAATCAACCCGTAAAGAAGGCGGTACCAATTTTTACCCCTACGCCAAATTTACGCCAAACGTTACAAGCAGCAAAGGTTTTATTGAGTTCAAAGCATCATTGAATGAACTTAAGACTAACGAGAAGCAAAACGCTTTTATTATTGACCTGATGAGCCATCAAAAAAATGGTTTGAAATGGGCAAAGGAAAATGAGAAATTCATTAATAAGCTTATTCAAGTTGAATTTGGTATTAAAAGCTTTAAGTTTATGCAAGAACTTACGAAAGATTATGTACTTGAAATTAAAGAAGAGGTAAAAGAATGATATAACTTAATTACAACATCACGATATAAAGGGGCTTACGCCCCTTTTTTTATTGTTTATTAAATATATATTGACAGACATAAAATAATATATTAATATATGGATGTAACTAAGGAGAATATAATGAGAAAGAAAGAAGTAGATATAATAAAGCGATCAGACAGAATATACGAAGGACACGTTTATACATTTCTCGCCAAATTGGGAATGAATAGAGAAAACGATGTTACTAATGAATATAAAAATGTTTATTACAGTAAGAATAACCGTTTTTCTAAAGAAAGATTAATGTTTAGAATTGATGAAAATTTTCACAATGAACTACAGACAATATTTTTCAATGAAGATGAGTATATCGAGGTAAAAACAACAGCTTTTACTTATGATAAATATCACAAACAAATTACTATTTGGTATAACATTGAGTATGTTAATAAAAATAATGAATTTAAAAGAATTGGAACTTTTGAAACATTTGATAATATTATAACAAGATGCACAGATGAAAAAGCAATTAATAAAACAATAGAGATATTTAATAATTTTGTCATTAATGATAAAAGCTTTGAATATTTTAAAAATAAATATTTCAATAAGTATTGACATACATAAATAAATATAATACTATATAACTATAACAATAAAGGAGTATTAAAATGAAAGTAAAAAAAGAAGAAGGACAAATTGGAAATAAAGGCGTAAAGATTACATTTAGAATGACTGATAAACAAAATGAAGAATTGAATCAATTAGTCAACGATGCTGGATGTAATAAAAGCAAAGTAATAACAAGTTTAATTAAAAAGGAATACGATACAAAGTTTTAAAAACAACCCAACATATTAAGGAGAATAATAATGGGATATAAGGATATAGCAATAGAAGTACAAGAAGCAGAAGAAAATTCAAAAGGTTTTATTTGTTTAGGGTTTTCAGGTAACTCTAATTATATTTGGAGTAACTTCAAAAACTACTTATTTAAGATTAACCCTAACGAAATGGTTAAATCTTACTTAAATAATATTGTTGGTATAGAGTTTATAAAATCAAGATATGAACAAATTAATGAAAAAGGACAGCCATTTATAAATTATAACGATTTGGGTAATGACATTATAAACGGTTGTCAAAAGAAAGGCGTTTATAATGTTGAAAAACAAAGAGGTGCTGGAGTTTGGAGTAATAATAAAGATGAATTGATTATTAACTCAAAAGAGATTTTTTCAACTGATCCAAAGTTTGATGGTAGCAGAATACAAAACGATGGTATTTATATATATACAAAAGATCTTGATATTAGCCCATTAACAAAACAGTCTCACGATCTTGAAAGATTAGAAATGTATGAAGTATTTAAGTCTTTCAATTGGAAGCGTAAAGAGCAAGACGCTAAGCTTATGTATGGGTGGACTCTTCATAGCCTCATAGCGGGTGCTTTAAAGTGGCGTGTACACGGTTATGTCAGTGGTGAAGCAGGCTCAGGTAAGAGCTACTTACAGAAACTAATTGAATTAACACTAAGCAACAACTCAATATTGATTGATGGTGATAGTTCGGAGGCTGGTATACGTCAAAAGATTTGTAATGATGCTTGTGCTGTACTTGTAGACGAAAGCGAAGCAGATGGTAAGAAGATGGTTAATATATTGAGAATGTTTCGCTCAGCGTCCTCAGGCGCAACTGTTTTAAAAGGAACAAGTGATCAATCTGGTATTGATTTTACTTTAAGGTTTTGCGGATTACTGACTGGTATTGTTCCAATTGAACTTAACCAAGCAGATAACTCAAGATTTTTAAAACTTGAATTATTACCAATGACTAAAGACATTAAAGATAATATTAGTGATGATATTAAAAAGTTCTTTACTGATCATAAAAAGATTGGTGTTTACGGTAAAAAGATGCAGATGTTTATGATTAAGAACTATAAAAAGCTTATTGAAATAAATGATATTGTAAGAAGTGAGTTATTATTATCATCGAGCGAGAGATATGCAGATACCTATGGCGTTTTAATTGCTTGTAGTTACTTAGCTATACATAATAATACAGATGTAGAAGAGATTAAAGCATATATTAAAGGATTTAACTTTGATAACGAAATACAAAGAAACTCAAGCAAAGATCATGATGAACTTTTTGAAACAATGATGATTAAAGAAATATCAGACGAGGATGGTAAAAGTAAAAAATCATTTATTAAATACATTTACGAAGCTTATTATTATTTTAAAGATGGTAAATTAAACGATTTTAAACACTTAAATTCAATTGTTGGTAAATATGGGTTTAGAGTATTAGATGATGATAATAGTTTAAGTGTATTAATTGACCCAAACAGAGGAAACATTAAGAATCTAATAAGGGGTAGCAGGTTTGAGAACGGTGATATTAAACAAGTGTTAACACGTATCGATGGATGTGAAGAAGTTAAGTCAGCTAAAAGTATTGATGGAATACAGAAGAGAGGATATTTAAAGATAGTATTAGATGCTGATAAGTATAACTATAGTAAATATATTCAATTAAAGACTGGTGAGGATAGTGTTAAAAAAGACGAGAACCCATTTGATTAATATAATGGTAATCTAAAGAAGAGGCTTGCGCCTCTTTTTTTTGTTTATTATGTTATTTAAATAGAATTAAGAGGCTTACGCCTCTTTTTTTTGCTTATTATTTTATATTTAATATAATATGTATATACAGATATGAGATTTAAATAATGAGTGATAAAAAAGATGATAATGTAATTATCAGGATATCTAAAGAAGATAAGAAAAAGTTAATTGAGTATTCAGTTAATAATAAAAAGAACATATCTAAGATAATCTATAGCTATATTAAAGAATTAATCAAAACAAGTTAAATATATATTGTTTTCCTATTGACATACATTAAATATTTAGTATATTTATAGTATGACTAAGGAGAAGAATAATGAATGATACACTTAAAAATTACTTTAATGATAATTTTTTTAAAATCTTGCTAACCGACGAAAGTTATTTAGAGGAGATGTATACAACTACTGATGAAGTTGCTGAACGTTATAAACAAGTAGAAGCTTATATAAATAGCAATATATACATACAGAATGATATTGCAGTAATTTCATACAATACTAATTACTTTAATATGTATATATCTCTTGTATATAATGATGTGATAGAAAAATCAAAATGCCTAAGAATTAAATTTGAAACAATTAATAATAAATTGAATGATTTTGATTTTAATCTAAGTATAAATAATAAATATATATTAAATAAAGACAATACATTACAACATATTAAAGACTTAACATTAGACATACTTAAACGTTATAGTTATTTAGTTTATCTAAATGATTCTGAAGTGTTTAAGCATATTTTAAGTAAAGAATTATATGAGTCATTAATGCTTGAAAGTAATATAAAACAATCAATAACTAAAATAAATAAGTTAAATAAAATATAAGGAGAAGATTATGGATAATATTTTAGGATGGGTAACTATTAATTTTAATATGGATGGAAAAACAAACATTACTCCAGAAT